GGATATGATTAAGCCAGAATTAAGAGTTGATGAAAGTGAGTGGGAAACAATGGATTTTAGAGAGGTAAATGTGCCATCAAATGTTCCAAATTTTGAATCAACCGGTGATGGATTACAAGACGCTACAATAAAGGCATTGACAAGAAATTATTCGGAATTAGTTAAAAGATTTTAATAAATGGCAATAGAGTTAGGTAGAATTAATGTAAATGATTTAGCGGAAAACGATTATAAATCATTGGGAATAGGTTTTGGTAGGAAATCTAATGCCAATGGTATATTTGCCGTTAATTACACTACTCTAACACAAGCAAAAGATAATTTAGTAAATTTAATACTAACTAAAAAAGGTGAAAGAGAAATGCAACCTGACTTTGGTTGTGATATTCACAATTTAATCTTTGAACAAATTGTAGAAGAATCTATTGCAACTGATATTGAAAATTCTATATTAGATGCAGTAAATATTTGGTTACCTTATATAAATGTAGATAATATAATATTTGATTATGATGAAAATGATATAGATGCAAATAGAATTACTTTAGAAGTAAAATTTTCATTAAAGTCAAATCCATCATTAACCGAAACACTAAATGTTAGTATAAATAATTAATAAATGGCTATTAAACCTGTTAAGAAAAGTTGGGGAAGTGAAAAAAATATAAATTATTTAGGTAAAGATTTTAATACTTTAAAACAAAACCTAATTGATTATACTAAAACATATTTTCCAAACACATATTCCGATTTCAATGAAGCATCACCTGGTATGGTGTTTTTGGAACAAGCTGCTGTTATAGGAGATGTATTATCTTTCTATCAAGATGTTCAATTAAAAGAATCAATGTTGGCAAATGCAACGGAAAGAAAAAATGTTGTTGCATTGGCACAAACAATGGGATATAAACCAAAAACATCATCACCTGCAGTAACAACATTAACGGTATATCAATTGATTCCGTCTAAAAATTCAGGTTCAAGTGTTGTTCCAGACGAAAGTTATTGTTTGAGAATAAAAGATGGGATGGAAGTTGCATCTACCTCTAATTCAAATATAGTATTTAGAACAACAGATTCTTTGGATTTTTCAAATACAAATGATAGAGAAATTGATGTATTTGAAAGAGATGTAACTGGCAATCCAACTTTTTATCTATTAACAAAAAGAATTAAAGCAATATCTGCACAGGAAGTAACTACTACTAAGACATTTGGAGATTCAACGGATTATCCTACAACAACATTGAGTGATACTAATATAATTGGTATAACATCGGTTGCAGACCAAGATAATTTAAAATATTACGAAGTACCTTATTTAGCACAGGAAAGTATTTTTGTTGAAAAACCAAATACAGAATCAAATAGTCAATTATATTTATCATCATCAATTGTACCTTATATTTTGGAAGTTCAAAAAGTTCCTCGTAGATTTTCCGTTAAAGTAAATTCCGACAATACATTGGATTTAGAATTTGGAAGTGGTGATGTTACTATGAATGATGAAATCATTTTACCAAATCCAAAAAATGTAGGATTAGGATTGGCCAATTCTATCCAAAGATTAAATCAAGGTATAGACCCATCCAATTTCTTAAAAACAAACACATTTGGAATTGCACCTGTAAATAAAACATTGACTATAAAATACTTAGTTGGTGGGGGTGTAGAATCTAATGTAAATACAGGTGACTTAACTAGTATTTCTAGAATAGAATATGATGAAGATTTATTGGCAGTTGAAAATGAAGTTTTATATAACTCAATGAAACAATCTGTTGCAGTTGAAAACTTAGAACCTGCAGCTGGTGGTAGAGGTGTAGAAACAATAGAAGAAATTAGACAAAATGCATTAGCTACTTTTGGTTCTCAAAATAGAGCAGTTACAAAAGAAGATTATATAGTAAGAGCTTTATCGATGCCTGAAAGATATGGTAGTGTAACTAAAGCATATGTAAGTGCTGATGGTGAAATTGATAATAACTCACCAGCATCTATTTTAGCTAATCCTAAAAATATAGCTGAGTTCGTAAATTTAGTAGATAGTCTTAAAGATAGTAGTAGAGAGAATATTCAAAAAGAATTGGTTAAATATCTTACACAAAAGAAAACATCAATTTCGGAAGTAAATAATCCATTTGCAATCAATCTATATATTTTAGGATACGACTCTAATAAAAAATTAACAAACTTAAATAGAGCGGTTAAAGAGAACTTAAAAACTTACATTTCCGAATATAGAATGTTAACAGATGGTGTTAATATCATAGACGGATTTATTATAAACATTGGAGTAGATTTTGAAATAATATGTTATTCAAACTATAATAAAAGAGAAGTTGTAACAAATTGTTTAACCGAATTACAAGAATATTTTAATATAGATAATTGGACATTTAATAAACCAATTAATATTTCTGAAATAGAATTGATACTTGCAAATGTAGATGGAGTAATGAGTGTACCATCCGTAAAACTTTCAAACTTATGTGGTGGTGACGGAAATTATTCACCAAATAGATACAACATAGATGAGGCAACTAAAGGTAAGATTGTCTATCCTTCTTTAGACCCATCTATATTTGAAGTTAAATATCCAACAAAAGACATAAAAGGGAGGGCCTTATAATGCATAAATTTTTCACATCATCATTGGACGCAAGTATATATCTTCAACAACCTGAGCAAAACGCGGGTAGAGATGAGATATTGGAAGTAGGTAAACTTTATTATGGTTCTTCAAAAGATATAGCAAGAACTTTAATTAAATTCGACACCGGTTCAATTAAGTCAGAAATAACATCAATAGGAACAGGTAGTTGGCAAACATATTTAGTATTGCGTTCTGCTAACTCACAAGAAATTCCATTGGAGTATTCAATTTATGCAAATGCAGTTTCTCAAAGTTGGACAATGGGTACAGGAACAAAATTTGATAATATAACATCGGACGGAGTTAGTTGGAAATATAGAGATGGAATAAGTACATGGCAAGATAATACCGATGGTGGTTCTGCCGTTTTTGCAGCGGGTACAACAGGTTCGGCAAATGCAGAAGGTGGTACTTGGTTTATTACAGGTTCTGCAACACAATCTTTTAGTAATGAACCGGATGATATTAGAATGAATGTGACCAATATAATTCATCAATGGATTAGTGGTTCTTTAAAGAATAATGGATTTATAGTTAGACATAGTATTGATGTAGAAAACAATGATTTAGATTATGGTTTATTAAAATTCTTTTCAAAGGAAACAAATACGATATACGAACCTAAATTAGAGTTAGTTTGGGATGATAGTGCATTTATAACTGGAAGTTTAACACCGGTAACAGGATCGGCAGAAGAGGGTTATAAAGTAGTGGTTACAAACCTTAAGAAAGAATATCCTGCAAACTCTAAAATAAAAATAAGAGTTAAGGGTAGAGATGCATATCCTTCAAAATCATTTGGTACTACATTTCAATACGACCAATCTAAATATTTACCATCTGGTTCAGTATATTATCAAATAGAAGATTATATAACAAATGAAATAATTGTTCCGTTTGGAGATTATTCTAAGTTAAGTTGTGATAGTACATCAAACTATTTTAATTTAGATACATCAACATATCCAATCAATAGAACTTACAAATTAAAACTAAAAATAGTTGAAAGTGGTATATCTACTATTATAGATGATAAATTAATATTTGAAATAGTTTAAAATGGCATTGACAACTTTAGAAACAATTTCTGAAAAAATAGCAACCCAAAGACAGAATGACTTAGAAAGTATTTTAAGTGTGTCGGGTTCGGCTGCAATTTCAAGAAATGAATATGGTATAAATGTTGTCGATTCTAACAATGTTGCATCATCATTGGTTTTCAAAGGTTTAACAAAAGATAAATATGATAATGAAGAATTAGTAAAGGCGGTTGATGTTGAAGTTAAAGAATACTACCAAATATACCTACTGCCAATTTAGATTTAGTTCCAAGACCATTATACACCGAACAGGTTAATTTGGTTGAAGATTTAAGAAAGCAAGTGCAAAGATTAACACTAACAATTGCCGATTTAAATACTCAGATAACAACTCTACAAGCACAAGTTCAAACTGAAATAAATAATAGATTAAGTATTGAACAAACAAATGATTTATT